AAGCAAGGGGGGGGGTACGAAACAAGTGGGAAGAAATAGAATGGAGAGAAGGCTATTTCCCTTTAATCGAAAATAAAATTACTCATTATGAAATTAAGCAATGGGCTTTAAAAACAGATTTAATTTTCCCAGATGATTCAAATTGTGTTGGATGCTTTCATAAACCATTACAACAATTAAGAAAGAATTACGATGATTATCCTGAAAAGATGCAATGGTTTAATAATTTGGAAAAAAATATGAAAGGTACTTGGAAACAAGATGTTACTTATGATCAAATTTCTAAACTTGGATTACAAATGGATTTTTTCTTTGGAACTGGAAGCGGATGTCAAGCTGGATTTTGTACTGACTAATGAAAGATAATCATCTAAGTGCAATTAAATGGATTACAATGAGAATACAACGACCTACGATTCAAGTAGTTATCGACTGCGCTACCTATCACGATTTAAATTATAGCCTTGAAATAAACCTTAATAGAATCAAAATGGAAAGCGGTGCTTCTTACCCAGCATACCGACAAACAAAAAAAATTAAGGATTATTTGGAATTGCACAATCTTTAATGTAAACTTTGCAGATGGAAAAGATTAAATATCAAGGAGTTATCAAAGAAGAGGTCAATCATCCTGAACATTATCAGGGTAATGGCATTGAAGTCATTGACATAATTGATTCTTTTGACCTTAACTTTAATCTTGGCAATTCTATAAAGTACATACTAAGAGCCGATAAGAAAGGCTTTAAAAAGAAAGATTTGAGTAAAGCGGTTTGGTATTTAAATCGGGAACTCGAAAAGTGGAAAGGTTAATTTGGGAAGCCATTGCGGTAGGAATTATCGAAGTGGCTTTTATCGTTTATTTTATTTTTGAGATAATCAGAAAATCAAAGGAATGACCAGGTCGCAAATCATTGAGGAACTTTACAATTCAAAGGAGATTAAACAAGCCTTGATGAAAATGCACCCAGCAAATTTAAGGGAAGAACTAAAGCAAGAAATGTTTGTAAATCTTTGCTCTATAACCGAAGACAAATTTTGGTCAATTTATAATAACAACGGAAGTAATGGCTTAAAGTTTTGGTTAGTAAGATGTATGCTTAATATGATTTATTCAACGGGAATGAATCAGCCATTCTTTAGACACTTTAGAGCAAAGTTTGAATGTCTTGATGGCTTAGAAGAGTTAGTGCAGATTGATGATGAATCTAAGGAATATAAAGAAAAGCTATTTAATCGAGTGGAGGTAGCACGAAAAGAATTATCCTGGTACGAGGATATGTTGCTCGATACTTATGTCGAATTGAATTTTAATCAAACCGAGATATCAAGAAAGACTGGCATTCCGTATATGTCCATAGTCAAAACGATTTCAAACATTAAAAAGAAAATAAGGGATGAAGCCTGATGAGAAAGCTAAAAGTTTGTTGATTAATGCACTTTATTTTTGTGGTAATAAAGCATTTGCTTTCGAATTAGCTTTGTACTTTTGTTCATTAATTCTTGAGCAGAAATTAAAGGCAGATGACCGTGCTTACTGGAGTGTTGTACAAGATGAAATATATCAAACAAACAAATGATAACAATAATCGCAGCCGTTTCCTTTGCAGTATTTTTTACAATGACAAATCTTTATCAGTCATTCGGACTAAACTTTAAACCGTTTAGTTGCACTCCTTGTCTAAGTACCTGGAGCGCCATCGTTTTAATTGTAGTTCCAATTCAATATCAGGAATGGATTGCAATCGTGTTTAGTTCAGGTATATTAGGAGCGGTCATTTTTAGATTAATAAACAAACTATGAACGAGCAAGAGATAGCATTTATAGAAGCCAATATTATAAACTTTGAGGCAGTTGCTTTAGGGTTTACTAAAAACATAGAAAGAGAAGTGCTTGAAGAATATGCGACTCTATATCGTAAATATATCAACAAAGATTTTAACTTCAATTCGTGGTGTGGATCATGTGTCTTTGATATGCTTAAAAGATTGTCCGCCCATTACGAAGGAATAAAGTATATTGCAAAACTCAACCAAACAAAACCAAACGATGTCGAAACTAAGAATCTGCGCCGTAGGAAGTAGACATTCAGGAGTCACTTACCATCGCCTTGCATTACCATTGTCAGTGATGAAAAAGGAGTATTGTATTATCACGGATACAATGACCGAAGAGATGCTAATTGAGAAGGCAATAAACGTGGTCGTGGTCAATCGTTTTTGTGAATTGATACCATTGCCTAATTTATTAAAATGGAAGGCTAAGTTAGGATTTAAATTGGTTGTCGATATTGATGACTATTGGGAATTGTTTAGTCAACATTTATCAGCTAAGACATATCGTGATTTAGGAATCACAAGAATAATTAAGACTTACATTCAAGTGGCTGATTTAGTTACTTGCACTCATAATCGTTTACGGCTTGAGATAATTAAGATAAATCCTAATTGCCATATTTTGCCTAATGCTTTGCCGTTTGACAAAGACCAATTTACTGCAACAAGAAATGTAAACGAATTTGTTAACATTGCGCACACGGGTAGCATTACACATTATCCTGACATTAGGCAATTAAAGAATCCGATTTATGAATTATCTAAATCTAAATCTTTTAAGGAGTCAACCAAGATGGTTCTTTGCGGTTGGAATAAAGCAAACGAATGGCATTGGAAACAAATGGCTGATTGGTACACGGCTAAAGAGAAACTAAATTATAAGATTATTGAATCTATGCCCGTAGATTTATACATGAATTTTTATCTTGAGGCTGATATCTTACTTGCTCCATTGTTAGATAATAAGTTTAACGGATTAAAATCAAACCTAAAGGCATTAGAAGCTGGAGCTAAAAGGATTCCCTTGATGGCAATGAAAAGAGCGCCTTACGATGACATTCCAACGGTGTGCTTTGTTGACAATTGGGAACGAGATATTAAACGAATGGTATTCTCAAAGCAAATGAGAACGGATTTCGGAGAATCGAATGCTGAATATGTCAGAGAAAATTATGATTTATTTAAAATTAATGAGGATCGTTTAGCTATTTATAGTAAACTAATAGAATAATGCCAGTAATAAAATGTTCAAACGGGAAATGGCGCATAGGTAATGGCGCTTGTATTTATGAGACGGAAGAAAAAGCAACTGAAGTATGGCAAGCTATATTGGCAAGCGGAGAATACAAGGCAGATTCTAATAAGGTTTCTTTTGACTTTGATGACACGCTCTCTACGGCAAGAGGTCAAGAGATTGCGAAAAGGGTTATCAGGGAAGGAAAGCAAGTTTATATTATAACAAGAAGGAACGAATACTTTGCATCGGAAGTTTATCGTATGGCTGAAAAGTTAGGCATACCTAAATCAAGAGTTTATTTTACCAATGGTCAATACAAATGGATGCTAATTAAGCGATTGGGAATTGGCACACATTATGATAATAACCAAACCGAGATTGACTTAATAAAAATAAATACGGATACTAAAGCAATGAAGTTTGCTTTTGTTGATAGTTATAACGATTATCCTGAGGCAGCAGTTAACAATGCAAAGAGAGCATTAAAATATGTTGAAGAAAATGGTTGGGGAAGTTGCGGAACTCCAGTAGGAAAAATTCGTGCTAACCAATTGGCAAATAGGGAAAATATTACAAGGGATACAATTGCAAGAATGGCTTCATTTAAAAGGCATCAGCAAAGTAAAGATGTTCCTTATGGCGAAGGATGCGGAGGCTTAATGTGGGATTGTTGGGGAGGTACTGAAGGTATTGAATGGGCAATAAGAAAATTAAAGCAAATCGATAATTAAAAATAAATATGAATAACTTTTATCATAGTGGTGCTACTGGTGATGTAATTTATTCTTTGCCCACTATTAAGGCATTAGGCGGGGGTATTTTTAATGTACAATTACCTGATCATTTATATGACACGATTTTGCCATTATTGGAATCTCAGAAATATATTCACGAAGTTAAAAAAGGCAGAGAATTGACTGGTACAATATATAATTTAGATTTATTCCGTTCAAATATAGATTTACATTTAACTCATTTAGTACAATTGCATTTGCAAAGTTTTCAGATTATAGATGAAACTTGGAAACAAGGATGGTTAAAAGTTGAGCCAATAAAATCAAATAATAGTTTTATTAATATAACTCCAAGATATCAATCTCTAACTACGGATTGGATTAAAGAAATTAATTTTTTAAAAGACAATTCAGATAATGTTTATTTCATTGGTTTAGAATCTGAATATGAGCCGTATAAACATTTAATTGAAAGGTATGTAATTAAAGATTATTTAGAATTAGCTCAATTACAATTAGGTGCAAAATATGTTAGTGGCAATCAATCAAGTTTTATGGCAGTTGCTCAAGGAATTGGTAGAGATTATAGAATGAGCCAAGCTGAAGGGCATACAAATTGCAATCAATTTTTACCAAAAGAAACAATAATATGAGCCGTGTAAGCGAGAAAGAATTTTTTGATATTGAAGTACAAAATGGAATAACTCCTGAGAATCCTGATTATTATAATTTGATGGATGCAACGGCTGACATAATTATCGAATATGCTAAAGACATAATCGAGATAGGTGCTGGCATGGGTACGCTCGGGGAATGCTTACAAAAGAAAGGAGTTAATTATTATGGCATTGAGCCAAATAAATATCATCAAGAATTTGCTTATAAAAGAGGAGTTATATTACAAGAAATTACCGACTATCCCGACCATTGTCAAATGGTTGTTAGCATTGAAGTAATGGAGCATTTAACCGATGAGCAAATAAAGGATTACATGAACAATATTAATTGTCAATATTTCTTATTTTCTTCAACTCCTTATTTTACAACTCCTGAGCAAGATGAATCATGGGGTCATATAAATATAAAGTCCGAAGAAAAGTGGATTGAGTTCTTTGCTCAATTTGGATTTACCATAGAAAAGAAATTAACTTTACCGACCGAGTGGTCCTTACTATTTAAAAAATGAATATCACAACAACCAAAATGACCGACATAAAGTCGAACCCAAACAATCCCAGAATTATCAAGGATGACAAATTTAAAAAGTTGGTAGCATCGATTAAGGAATTTCCGCAGATGCTATCCTTAAGACCTATTGTCGTTAACGATGATATGATAGTGCTTGGAGGTAATATGAGATTGAAGGCTTGCAAGGAAGCTGGACTAAAAGAAGTACCAATTATTAAAGCAAGTGATTTAAACGAGGACCAACAAAAGGCATTTATTATTAAAGATAATGTAGGATATGGAGAGTGGGATTGGGATATGCTTGCAAACGAATGGGATGCCGAAGAATTAGTTGAGTGGGGATTAGATATACCTAATTTTGTAATTGATGATTTAGGAACTGCGGAGGAAGATGATTTTGATGTACCCGATATAATTCAAACAAATATTGTAATTGGTGATTTATTTGAGATTGGTTCACATAGATTACTTTGCGGAGATTCAACTGATAGCGATGCAATTTCTAAATTAATGAATGGAGATAAAGCAGACATGGCTTTTACTAGTCCGCCTTACAATGCTGGAAAAAGTGAATCATTAAGTGGCAATACACATACAACTGATAATAAATATAATGAGTATAATGATAATCAAACAAAAGATAATTATTTAGATTTATTAGTTGGATTCACTAATAACGCTTTATTAAATAGTGAATATTTAATATGTAATATTCAAAGTTTAGCAGGAAATAAAATTGCTTTAATTGAATATTTATATAAATATAAAGATAATTTTATTGATGTAGCAATTTGGGATAAAGGACATGGAGCACCAGCTATGGCTGAAAATGTAATGACATCAGCATGGGAATATATGTTTTTTATTTCTTCAAAAGAAAATGCTTCAAGAGCAATTCCAAAAGGCAAATTTAGAGGTACGGTTCCAAATATTTATAGGGGAAAACCAAATAGGAATAATGAATTTTCAAATGTACACGCTGCAACATTTCCAATTGATTTACCGGAGTGGGCATTACAATTTACAAAAACAAATGATATAATTCTTGACCAATTTTTAGGTACCGGAACAACGATGGTAGCATCACATCAGCTAAATCGTAAATGCTACGGAATGGAATTAGACCCTAAGTACTGCCAAGTAATAGTTGACCGAATGATTAAGTTAGACCCTACATTAACAATTAAAAGAAACGGAGAGATATGGCAAACGAACAAAATTTAGTAAGTTTTAAGAAAGGTCAATCAGGGAATCCAAATGGTCGACCAAAGAAATACGTTACGTTGTTAAAAGAATCGGGTTATAATATGACTGAGATTGGAATAACGATTCGTAAAATGCTTGCCATGAATATTGACCAACTTAAAGAGATATTTGATAATCCTGAAAGTTCAATATTAGAAAAGACAATTGCTGGAGCAATGAATAAGTCTTTAAAGAACGGCTCTTTATATTCGATTGAAACTTTATTAAGTAGAGTATTTGGAAAGCCAAAAGAATCGGCTGACATAAAACAAGATACTGAAATAACTATAAAATTTGCCAATGGAGATTATCCTACCGACTCCACACGAGGCGCAGAAAAAAGTATTACAGAGCAAGGCTAGGTTTAGAGTGCTTATGTGCGGGCGAAGATTTGGCAAGTCATTGATTAGTCAAGTCATCACTTGCGTGGAGGCATTACAAGGCAAGTCAGTTGCTTACATTACTCCGACCTACAAATTAGCTAAAGTCTTTTTTGACGATATTGCTTTAATACTTCCGCCTGAAGTAGCAACTTCTAACATATCAGATTTGACTTTTAAATTGGCTACGGGTGGAGTCATTCGATTTTATACGGGCGAAAGATTAGACAATCTTCGAGGTATGCGGTTTCATTATGTGATTATCGATGAGGCTTCATATATTACCGATTTAGAGAATGGTTGGAATAATGCTATAAGACCTACCTTAACAGATTACAAAGGCAAGGCGCTATTCCTATCGACTCCAAGAGGCAAGAATTATTTCTATTCTTTATATTTAAAAGGCTTAGAATCCAACGGAGAATGGGAATCGTTTAAATATTCTACTTACGATAACCCTTATATTGCTAATTCCGAAGTCGATTCAATTAAACAATCAGCAATTCCAGTAGTATTCGAGCAAGAGTACATGGCTAACCCAGCTGAGAACGCTGCAAATCCTTTTGGTAGTGACGCAATTCGTAAGTGTACATCGGACTTATCTACTAATATTGTTAAATGTTACGGAGTCGATTTGGCAAAGTATTCAGATTGGACTGTAATTATCGGTTTAGATAATAGTGGCAATGTAGCATATTATGACCGATTTCAGAAAGATTGGGCAAGCACTCAGAACATAATACGCAATTGTCCAAAAGCACCGATGTTAATTGATAGCACTGGAGTAGGTGACCCGATAGTCGAGCAATTACAACGGGAAGGCATGGACATAGAAGGGTTTAAATTTACATCACAAAGTAAGCAAGAATTAATGTTAGGTCTTCAAGTGGCAATTCATCAGGAACGAGTACATTACCCCGAAGGAATGATTAAAAATGAATTAGAAGTTTTTGAGTATCAATACACATCACACGGAGTAAAATATTCCGCACCTACTGGCTTTACGGATGACTGCGTATGCGCATTAGCATTAGCATGGCGCAAGTTTGATTTTAAGTCAGGAACTGGCAGATACAACTTTGTTTAATTAGCTATTTATAAATATGAACTGGAAAGATGTCACGGTATGGCAATGGCAACAAATTCAAAACATCGCACTAAAGCAAAGCGAAGGCGATACGTTCTTGGATATTGCAGTTAAGACATTGTCAATACTAAAAAACCAAACGGAAGGACAAATTGATTCATTGTCTTTGAAAGAATTAAAAGATCAATTAACAAAAATTGAGTGGGTAAATACTACTCAGCCAAAACCTAAACCACAAAATTATATCAAGGTAGGAAGCAAAAGATACAAGTGTATTTTTGATGTTCGAAATATGTCTTATGCAAGGTATATTGAAACAAAATTCTTTGCTGAAGATGTAACTAATAATTTACATAAGATTGCCGCTTCAATGGTAGTCCCTATGAAATTGACTTGGAGAGGGTGGAAGGTAGCCAAATATGATTCTACTAAACACGAAGAATATGCAAACGATTTATTGTCTGCTCCATTTGAATCGGTTTATGGATCATTGGTTTTTTTTTGTCAAGTATTAAGAGACTCGATAAGAATTATAGTGGACTCTTCGAGGAACGAGTTGATACAGAAGGGATTGAGCGAGTTGGAGATAGAAGTGATAACAAAGGATTTATGGAGCGATTTGGATGGATTTATCAATCAACTCTCATCGCAGACCACTTACGAATTAAGTTAAATGATGTCTACGAAATATCTACTATTGAAGCATTAAATTCTTTGAGTTATATCGTAGCAAAAAACAATTTTGATTTAGAGCAAAAAAAGAAAGTATATGGCAAGTATTCTTAAAGCACAAGAATCATTAGGTAAAAATTTTACGGTAGGTGGAAGCAGTCGTAAAGAATATCAAATTGGAGGTGCTAATTCAGAAGTACAAAAAGTTATTTATGATGCTGCTGATAAATTTATAAAACTTGCTCAACAAACAATTCGTAAAAAAAGAAAGATTGATACTGGTAAAATGTCAGATATTATTATTTCTGAAATTTATAATAAGCAAGGAATATTAGGAATAACGATTGGATATGATAAAAAAAATCCAGCAAGTATTTACGGGAAGTACCAAAATAAGGGAGTAAAAGGAGTCAAGAGCAGTAGGAATGCAGATTCTCCTTATAGCTTTAAAGATTTAAATGTATCGGGCGAGTTTGTTGAAGCCATAATGCAATGGTATTTAAGGCATAAAAATTATATTAAGAACGAAGACCAAAGAAAAGGGTTAAAAGGATTACAAACAAAGAGAAAGAAAATTGCTAAAATAGTTGATGAGAAAAAAAATTTAAGATTTTTAGCGCAAAAAACTGCTGAGAATATTAAACGAAGGGGATTAAATAGAGTTGGATTTTTTGATGATAATCTTCCAAAGGTATTTAATGAAGAATTTAGAGTGAAATTAGCAAAAGCATTAGGTCAAGATATTAAATTAAATATTACACAAACACTTTAATAATGGCATACGCAAGCGAATTAGTACCAGCATCATATACATCGGCTCACGATAGTTTATGGCATATAGTTTCTTCAAGCAATAA